TACTGGGAAAGAATTTATTGTTATCAACCCATTTATCAAATGCTTTAGTTACTACATGAAATTCAAACTTTTCTAGCTTATTGAACCAAATTCTTAAAGTATCAATATCGAGTTGTGGTTTTTGATAAAGTGTTGTTACTGTATCCATCATTGACTTAAATCCTATTTTGTCTTGTTCAATCATTCCATTTCCTTAAAATAATGGTTCGTCTTTAATTAAATCAAATACATTAATCTTTGGCACATCAAGTTTTTTAATCTTATGATCTGGCTTGTTCAAAACATAAAACATGGCTTCATGCTTTGTCATAAATTTTCTGATTGCATCACCAAAGTCATCAATAACTAAATATCTAAATGTATTCATCTTATAAATAATAAATCAATTAGAGTATAAATTCCTATACATAAACCAATAATTCCACCTAGTTTAAGCAAATCAACAATAACTTCAATTAATTTATTCATTTTTAATTCCTAACAAGAACATTCCTTAAACAATTACAACTTGCATCTCTAATAATCTCTTGATGATAACCAACTGGAATGTCTTGGTAAATAACAACTGGTAAAGCTGGAGCAATTGGTTTAGATAATTCATATCCTACAACTCCGCCTACTACTAATGGAGCAACCCAACGACCATATCCACCATGATAATTACCATAATGCCCATATCCATGACCGCCATGTGCAAATGCAGATGGTGTGATTAATAGTGTTATTAATAATGCGATTAATTTAGTCATTTAAAGAATCCTCTATTAAATAAAAAAGAACCATTCCTAAAACTATAAAAATAATAAACCATAACAATACACAAAGAACTTTATAAACCAACAACAAATTTAGATGAATCATACTTTTTAACCCCTTCAACTTTTTTTACTTCGCCAGCAATTAGAGAAGTAATTGTGAGATTATGTTTTGTTCCTTTTAAATCTTTCATCCATTCTAAACTATCCGGTTCAAAGAATGAAATCATTTTCCAAACAAGATTACCTTGATAATCAAATTCTTCAATTAACCATGCTTTAGTTTCCATCTTATTTCCTTTTTTTAGTAGGTTTATGTTTTGTAGGCTTGTGCTTTAAAGATTTCATAGGTAAATTTGGATGCACCAAAGTTTCCAATCCAGCTTTAGCTTTTTTGTGTTTTATCGCATTAGCTTTGTGAACTTTTAAATGCGAGTTGATGCTCATACTTTACCCCCAGACAAAACTGTTGCGCTCATTAAACGATTGGTCGTTTCGTTAAATGTTAATCTTAAATTAGGAATTGCTCTTTTAGGCGGAAATTTGCCATTGGTCAATGTCATTAAACATTTACCTTCTATGGTTAAGTAAACTCTGTATTCTTTTACAAAATCCGATTCTTTCATAGCACCATTTGTTTTAGCCACTTCGGAAACATTAAGTGTCCCATTTAATTGTTTCACCCATGTTTCCAAATTTGGCATTGTATTTTGTGTTGTCATATCTTTTCCTAGTCTTGTTAATAAAAAATGTGATTTCCTAAAGCCAATTTAATTTCTTTGCCTTTAATCCAGTAAGGTTTAATCTTTCTGGTATGAAACCATTTTGCACCTCTTGTTGGATCATCAATTTTACCTTCGAGAATAGCTTTCGCTATAGGTTCAAGATATTTATATTGATGTTCCTCTGGCATACCTATCTTGCTTAAAAACTCATATTGTTTGTCTTGTTGCATAATTTTACAAATATCTTTGGGATAATGTGGATCGGCTTTTCTGTTGATTGCAGTATAAGCAACTGCAACTCTACTTAAATCCGATGGTTCACCTCTTGCTTCTCCAAACATAATTGCTGATAAACACATAAGTTCATTTAACATCTAAACTCCTAGAATGTTAATCTTTCAGGCGGTTCATCTTCCCAGCGATGTTGATTCAAATAGGTCGCTGGATTAGGTATGAACTGCCCACCCTTCTCAAACCATTGCTTACTTTGTTTTTGCCAAGCTAATGCTTTAAGAACATCTTGTAAATTAGGTCTTATCTTATTCCAAGATTTTCTTGCGGCTTCTTTTCCGATTTTTCTAGGAAACTCTGCCCAGAATGAATCGAAATCGGTGTATATATCTATATAGTTATTAGTTATTAGTTCTTTGTTATAGTTATTAGTTGGTTGAACATCCGTTGAACGCCTGTTGGAATTAGCCCTCTTTTCGGCACTTGCACGACCAGCTTTAGATGCTAAATCTATTCTATCGTGGTAAAACTTAATTTCGTCATCAGCTCGTCTTTGAATAAAACCAACTTCAGTTTTAATAAAGAAATCGTTAAGCACATTTTGAATAGCAATCTTCTCATCTTCTGTCCTCGCTGAAAGTAATCTAAAAATTTTGTCCACTTCAAGTGGTAATGGTTGTTCGTTTAGGTAATATTGGTCTAATAATTGATGGTAACAACCATGTTCCAATAATGTTAAATGTCCTGTATCAGCCCTGTAGTCTGATATGTTGTGTGGATAGTAATGCATTTAGTTCCTCGTGTAGTTTTCTTATCGTTTCCGAACTATAAATCCAAATTTATGTTTCTTGCAAGTATTTTTTTATAATTTCAACACCTTCCTCAAATCCATAAGCCACTTTTGCTTCATAACCCATTGATTCTGCTAAATTAAGGAAGTCAATCTGATTTTGTTGTAATTTACCAACATCTGTTTTCATTTCCAAAAAAAGACCATGCTTTCCAGAAGCCGTAGGAATCATTAAAAATAAATCTGATACCCCAGCAGTAACACCTTCAGCTTTGAGCTTTATAGCCGTTCCTATGTGCCTTGCACCGCCATTTGGGATGGCAAATAGGCATTTAGCCATATAAGGATATTGAAGCCTAAACCATTTTACTAGCAAAGACTGTGCCAAGTGTTCATTATTACGCATAAAAAAAGTTTTACATGAATAGAATATTGGAGTATATTCCGTTTTGCAGTATTTATAAACGGAAACGAAAGGAAAAGACATGACAAGACAAACTAAACAATTATGTATCTTTACAATCGCTTTATGGGCTTATTTTGCCCTCTGGCTCTATGTTTTATATCCTATGTTAGACAATTGGTTAAAGGTGGTGTAATATGCCGTTAAATCAATTACATACGGATGTCAATATGGCAAACGATAATATTCCAGTTGAAAATAAAATTCATATTCAGGCATTACATCAGCCTGATCCTGATTTTTTTGATGATTCAGATGAAATCAAGAATATTCTTGAGCTTATCGAATACTATCTAACTTTCCAAATTAAAAACTTCGGTGAGTTGTATTCTGATTTTCAAGGTGATTGTGTTTTATTAAATAAAATTCACATGATCATGTTTGATGCAGAAGATAACAAAGAAGGTCGTATTAGAGATGAAGTTAATAAAGTTATCTCTGAAATGGCTTATCATGTTTACACCAAGCATGAAACAAGTAGATGGGCTAAAGCCATTTATGATGCTACAATAGAAAATATTATTTAACTCTACAGGAAACTACAAGACATGATAACTTCAGAATCAATCAAGCAAATCTCGCCAGCACTTTTACAAGCTCAAAAAGACATTACATTTGCAACTAAAGAATCTACCAATCCACATTTTCGGAGCAAATATGCATCATTATCATCAGTTATTGATGCTATTAAACCAGCTCTTAATAATGCTGGAATTGTATTTTTACAGTTTGTTAGCCCTAGTGATGATGAAAGATTAAATCTTACAACTCGCCTTATTCATACTTCTGGTGAATTTATAGAAGATACTGCAACTTGCCCATTAGCTAAACAAGATGCACAAGGATTTGGTTCAGCTTTAACTTATCTACGCCGCTATACATTAGCTACAATTATTGGTCTTTATCAAGATGATGACGATGGTCAAACCGCATCTTTAAAAGCTGATGATTTTATTAAACGCATATCAACATCTCAATCTTTAGCAGAACTAGAAAAGAATTACCTAGCAGTTCTTAATGAAGTTAAAAATGACAAGTTATTAACTCAAATGGTTATTAAAGAAAAAGACAAAATGAAGGAAAAGCTCAATGTTACTAAATAACTTCTATGGCATAGACTTTAAAGTAAGTCCTTATGAATTAATGGATTTAACAATTAGAGCTATGAAAGTAAAACAAATAAAACAAGAGTTTAAAAAAAGGAAACTAGGATATGTCAAACTTAAACACAGAAGTAAATAATATCGAGCAAGGTTCAGATGCTTGGTTTCTTTTATTAAGATTAGGAAAAGTTACCGCATCCAGAGTAGGTGATATTTTAACTGAAGGTCGATCAGGTAATGAATCATTAACTCGTAAAAAATATAAGAATGAACTCATACGAGAGCGTTTAACAGGCAAACGCATCCAATCCTATAAAACACCATTAATGGCTCGTGGTCTTGAGTTAGAACCGCTTGCAAGGGCTTTCTATGAGCATAAATATCAAGTAATGGTAGAACAATTAGCTTTTGTAGATCATCCCACAATTCCTATGGCTGGTTGTAGTCCAGATGGTCTTGTTGGAACTGATGGTTTACTTGAAATTAAATGTCCAAGCCCAGAAAATCATTTAGGGCATCTTCTCGAAAATGGTAAAGATTTAATTAAAACTTATTACGATCAAGTCCAATGGCAGTTGGTATGCACTCAACGCCAATGGTGTGATCTAGTGTCATTTGATCCTGAAATGCCGGATCATTTAAAGATGTTTGCAACACGAATCTTGGTTGATCAAGATTGGAAACAAAAAGCTGAAAGTGCGGTGATCGCATTTAATAGCGAAATTGATATGATATTAACTCAACTAAAGGAACTAACAAATGGCAATAACACATGATTTAATCGCTAAATCTGGCGAGTATCAAAAAGATGGTGAAACAAAAGCAAGATGGACAAAAGTTGGTGTAGCTATGACTAATAAGTCTGGCGGAACTGCTTTGTTAATTGAACAACTCCCAGTTAATTTTGATGGCTGGATTCAAATGCGTGATCCATTACCACCTAAAAATGGAGCTGGAACAGATCATAGTTCTGGAGCTGGTGATTCAATCCCATTTTAATGATTTTACTGATGTTAATATGTTTACAAAATGACAAAATACATACATATACATAATGTTATGTATATATTTTAAGGAAATATAACTATGTGGACAACTCCATCAGCAACTGAAATGAGATTTGGTTTTGAAGTAACAATGTATATAATGAACAAGTAAACTAGTTTGTTAAACTACCATCAAAGGATATAGTAAGTTGGGATTTTTGTAGTTTTCACACCAACATAAAATAACTATCAAATTTGGAACTTGTTTATGTAGGATAAAGGGGAGCTTAATTGCTCCCTTTTTTTGTGTAATATATATCACTTTTTTTGATTTAATTATTAAAGTTTCATGCAAATTGTTTTCATTCTTTATATATAAATCAATGACTTGAGTGAAAACGGATGTAAAATATACTTTACATTATTTAATATAATGCTCACCAGTCGATCCATTCTGACCAATGATGTCAATTCTATCTTCATTCCAACTATTAGATTCATCATCCGAATCATAATATCTATCTTCATATAATTTATTATTTTTATTGCCCCAGATTCGTTCATAATTCTCATCATAAAGTTTCTTTTGTTTGAGCTTGTTAGTCGAACCCTTACCAGCTTCATTATATTTACTTGCCATAATTTTCCTTTACCCATTCAGCAAATTTAATTAATTCATCTTTGTTAGCGGTGCATTTCATATTATTAGCTTTAAAAGACATAATTTGAATATTACCCTTAATGTAGCCTTTTGTATTATCTATTCGATCAAGACTAGGGCTTAAATCTCTATTTCCATCTATGGTAGTTTTTAAAGGAATACCCAGAACTGGGCATATTTCAGGAATGACTATATCTGACAACTCTATATTAAATTCAATGCCTTTTGCTTTTGCTCTATGCTTTGCCAATTGAAAAATATCTTTTTCTCGATTGTTAGCTTTCCAATCTCTTAAATAATCATTTCTTTTCTTTTTATCTTTTACTGGCATTTTAAAATTATTTTTTATTTTTAAACCAGTCGTAAATTTTTAAAAGATAATATATAACTGAAAACAAGGCGGCAATGGATGGAAGTATTTTTGCCAGAGTGCCGATAACTGTAGCGAATGAAGCCCAGTCCAGCATATATTTTGTATGCTCATTAAATTCGTTTATTGCTTTTAACATCTTTGAACTTTCTACTAATTAATAATATTAGGCGCAATGCCAATATAAAAAGGGTTATCAGAGTATATATACAACATAGAACCATCAGATAGTAAAATAACCAAATTACTGTCGCTATCATCAGGATCGGTTGAAACGCTTTTGATTGTTTTATTTTGTAGAAAAGAGAATATTTCTTCATGGGTTATAGCCATTTTATTACTTCATCAGGAGTAACAAATTTAGTTGCATCATATTCAACATAATCCCACCATAAAAATTGGTTTTCGGCTAAATTCTTTCTATCTTTTAGCAAATTAATATTTTCTGGATGTCCAAATATTAATGGATCGGAAACTGACCATAATACAATGCCTTGTTTTTTTTGATCCCATGCAAGATGCTGGAAAAAACTATCGCATCCAATCCAGATTCTACATTCAGATATTAATTTTTTCAACTCACTTAATGATAAATTTTTTCTAAAGTCTTGAACTAATGCGTTCTCACCATTAATACCTACCTGAACAATATCTTCTTTAATCAATGGGATAAGATCATTCCAGTATCCGTAATTTTTTGGATTGACTTTTCCGTTATGTAATTTTTGTGCAAATGGCGAAATTATTATCATATATATAACTTTCTATAAGCATTTTCTAGGCTATCAGTCCACTTCCAATCGCACATTTTTTTATAAATATTGTATTGACTTATATCGCCAAACAATGATTTAGCTTCTGAAATTGATCTGCCCGGAACAATATCTGGAAAGCAAGTAAAGACTTCTGCATTTGTAATGTCTTGGATTACATGACTAAATACAATATGATCGCCCATGCCACCTTCAAGAACCACAATTTTTTTATCTTTATAATTCAATATGTTTCTAAATATCATCTCATCATGTTCATAAAGTTGTGTATTTGATTCGGCTCTTATTCCACCATCAGGATTTTTAAGATGCCAAATTGTTGCATTAGGCACAACTAAAAGTTTATAGCCTTTTCTAAATAACCCATAAGTAAATAAAGTTTCTTCTCTATGTGCAACTCTGGATAGTCCTAAATTGTAATCATGAATACCAGCTCTATATAAAAAAGAACAATGTAAATGCTCAACTTCTTTAACATCTTTAATCGTAGTCCATTGAATGTTTGGCTCTTTATCAATATCTTCTATTTTGCCAGTTGATAACATAGTCATTGGGTTATGTGGCGGCGTTAATATTTCACCACCAACTGCACCTACATTATCATTCATATATGACAATAGTGTTTCTAAAACATTAGGTTCTGGAATCGCATCATCATCTACACGCCATACAAAATCATAGCCCATCATATTAGCTATTTGATGGTTATGGTGCTGACCTTTTTTAGCCGCAAATTGCCATTCCCATTTAATGCCTTTTATATCTAATCTTTGGAAATAGTATTTATAGAATAAGACTTCTCGCATATCTTCTGTTTGATCATTGTCATCAAAGATAATAAGTTTGTCTGGTTTTTTGGTTTGATTTATGATTGCTTCTAGGACTACTGGCAAAGTCGTATGATAACGACCACGAGTTGATATTGAACATAAAATGCTACTCATTATCCCACCTCATAATCATAAGGTTAAATCTATTACCTTCATTAATTGAAGCTGGAGTTTTTGATATAAAACCACCCTCATCAATGTATTCAAATTTAAATCCGGGAAAGTTTATTTCGGATAAGCCATGAAGTTTATGATGTTCACCCCAAAAGCCTTTGGGTTCATTATATGGAGTTGTGAGAAGTAATCGTTTGCAATGTTGTTTTAATTTTTGAGCTATTTCAAGACCATTATCTATATGTTCTATAAACTCAAAAGCAATAATAGTGTCGTATTGATCTAAAGGATAGGTATTTATATCAGATTGAACAAAAGATGCGTTTAAACCCCATTCCTGTTCGTTTGCGACATTAATTATTATAGGATCGTAGTCCAACCCTAAATATTCAATATCATTTGGTAAGAATTGAACGCCATAACCATTGGAACATCCAATTTCAAGAATTTTTTTACCTAATAGATTTCGATTAGCCCAAAGATAACGAGAAGTTTCTCTAGGAAAGACTGGATCGCCTTTTAGAAAAACTGCTCGCTCATAATTATTAGTAAGTAAATATCTATAATGGTTTGGATCATGCTCTTTAGCATAAGCCAACTCTAATCTTTTCTTATCCATTCTTATCCTTTATTAATGTGGATATACTGCCGTTACTGATTGTCCAGCCGATAATGCAACTGCAAATACAATTGAAGTTCCTGATGTAACTGTAACATCAGTTCCATTTAACATTCTTACACCTTGTAAAAATACTTCTATATTACCAGAAGTATAACTTAAAGATGTTGAAAATGTTGTTTGAGAAGCAGTTGAAGTAAATGAATCATAAGTCATTACTTTAGCCGCAGTTCCACTATAACCAGAGTATCCAGAATAGCCTGAAATTCCTGATCCTGAATAGCCTGAATATCCACTTATACCAGAGCCGGAATAACCAGAATAACCAGATATACCTGATGCGCCATTTGTGCCATTCGTGCCTGAAATTCCTGAATAGCCACTATAACCGGATGTTCCTACTGCACCAGAGTAACCACTATATCCGCTAATTCCTGAACCAGAGTAACCTGAATAACCACTAATACCACTTCCACTATATCCAGAATAACCTGATGTTCCTACTGCGCCAGAATATCCGCTATATCCAGATATTCCAGATGCACCTACCGCACCGGAATAACCAGAATATCCTGATACGCCTGATCCGCTATATCCAGAATAACCGCTAATGCCAGAGCCACTATAACCTGATATGCCAGAATAGCCTGATATACCTGAATAACCAGAATATCCACTATATCCTGATTGACCATACATGACTTGAGAAGCAGTAACAATAACACCCGGAGTTACAGGAACAGTTGGTCCTGTTTGTGCTGAAGTTGTAGCAATTGATATTGTTGTTGAAGATACTGCATAAGCTAATTGTAAATAATCACCAGCCGCAACTGTTAATACATAATTTACTGCGGCAATTAAAGCTCCAGAACCACCATGTGAAGTTCCCGGCACATTATATATTGAATTACTATCAGCAACATCTGATCCATTTTTTCTTAACCATACATCAACATTATCGCCATTAGCATCACTATTAGCAAATTGAATTGAATATTGAATATTATATGTTCCAGCATAAGCAAAAGTAATTCTATTGCCTGAAGTGATTGATACGCCATTATCTTCAAATGTTGATCCAATATTGACTACATAAGCAACTGTTGTGCTTGATGCAGTTTGATTAGTTGTGTCATAAAATGAACCATAATAACCTAAAGCTCCACCAGCTCCAGTAGCTCCAGTTGCACCAGAATATCCTGAATAACCTGATGTGCCTTGTGCGCCACTATAACCGCTATAACCAGATGTGCCAGAACCGGAGTAACCAGAATAGCCTGAAATACCAGAACCAGAGTAACCAGAATAACCGCTTATACCAGAACCAGAAAATCCGCTATAACCACTAATTCCACTAAAGCCACTATAGCCAGATATACCTGAACCGGAATAACCAGAGTATCCACTTATGCCTGAACCTGAAAAGCCAGAGTAACCAGAATAGCCAGAAACTCCGCTACCAGAAAATCCACTATATCCGCTTATACCGCTATAACCTGATGCACCATTGATTCCTGAATAGCCACTATATCCTGATATGCCGCTACCAGAAAATCCAGAGTAACCTGAATATCCGCTTATGCCACTTCCTGAAAAGCCTGAATATCCAGAGTAGCCAGATACGCCACTTCCTGAATAGCCACTATATCCTGATATTCCGCTTGCACCATTTGTGCCGTTTGTGCCACTATAACCAGAATAGCCACTAATGCCTGATGCGCCAACTTGTCCACTATAACCACTCCATCCTGAAAATCCACTAATACCAGATGCGCCTATTGCGCCTGAATATCCGCTATAACCACTTATACCTGAATCACCAGAAAAGCCACTAATGCCTGAATATCCACTATATCCAGATATTCCAGAAAAACCACTAATTCCACTAAAGCCTGATTGACCATCAATACCACTATAACCAGATATGCCACTAAATCCACTAAATCCAGATATGCCTGAATACCCGCTAAAACCTGATAAACCACTTGCACCTGATGGTCCTACAATTTGACCTACATTAACCCAAGATGAACCTTCCCATACATAAAGATCACCATTAGATGAAACTATGTATGCATCATTTTGACTTCCTGTTGATGGTAAATCTGCTGGAGTTGCAACTGTGCCAATAATATTAATTGATGTGCCTTGCTGACCACTAAAGCCAGAAAAACCAGAATAGCCAGATATTCCGCTATCACCGCTATATCCGCTATATCCGCTAATGCCTGACCAACCAGATATTCCTGAATCACCAGAAAATCCTGAAATTCCTGAAAAACCAGAGTAACCAGATTCACCAGAAAATCCTGACCAACCTGAAATACCACTATATCCTGAAAATCCTGATATACCAGACCAACCACTTATGCCACTATCACCACTAAATCCTGAAATACCGCTAAATCCTGAAATACCGCTAAAGCCAGATATGCCGCTATCACCAGAATAACCTGAAATTCCAGAAAAGCCACTATAACCAGATACGCCTGAACCGCTATATCCTGAATAGCCACTTATTCCTGAAAATCCGCTATATCCGCTAATTCCTGAATATCCAGATATGCCACTAAAGCCTGATATGCCGCTAAAGCCAGATGTGCCTTGTGCGCCAGAATATCCGCTTATGCCAGAATAGCCAGAATAGCCACTTACACCAGAACCGCTATATCCAGAGTATCCGCTAACGCCACTTCCAGAGTAGCCAGAGTATCCAGAATATCCTGATTGACCGCTATAACCAGAAAAGCCAAAACCTGAATAACCGCTATAGCCTGAATAGCCAGAAAATCCTGATGGACCATATAAGCCACGATCAAGAGTTACATCTAAAGTTTGATTGGGGATAACTTCAACATTAATATTATTGCCTTGAACAACATCAACTGAAGTTTGATTGACAGTTACGGCTATGTCTGTCGTAGCACCTTGTGTAATCGACAATGTAGCCATGATTAATTTACCACGCCATCAGAACGAACCAAGAATAGTAAAAAGATAATTGAATCTTG